ATTGACAGTTGGTAATTATAATATGCCATCCACTATAGGAGCACAGGATACGGTTCTAAAAAGTGATGGAACAAATGTAGTATTTGGTAGTGCTGCAAGTGTTACATTTACCGAAGAAACATTTACTGCTACACAAGGTCAAACGGTTTTCACTGCCTCATCAAGTCTACCAACATATATTCAAGTTTTTATTAATGGAGTAAAAATTAGACCAACTACAGACTTTAGTAAATCTGGTGCTTCAGTAACTTTAGTTTCTGCTGCAACTTTAGGAGATGAAATAGATATAGTTAGGTTTGACTAATAAATAAAGAAAACTGTGTATAAATATGGCATCGCCTAGCACGAGGGCAGGTTTAGTTGAATATGGAAAAAGACAACTAGGTTTTCCTGTATTAGAAATCAATATTGCAGATGAGCAGATAGAAGATCTGATAGACGATACTATTCAGGTATATCAAGATCGTCATTACGATGGTGTCGAATTGATGTATATGAAATATAAAATAACTCAAGGTTTTATTGATGCTGTAAAAGCAGGAGGAGATGTAGATTCTGTTGGTTTGACCACTACAACTACATCAGCAAGTGTTACAGGAATTGGGACAACTACTTTTACACTTGAAGAAACTCAAAATTTTATTCAGATACCAGATGCAGTAATAGGAATTGAAAAAGTTTTTAAATTAGATAATAGGGCAATTAGCACAAACATGTTTAATGTTAATTACCAACTATTTTTAAATGAAATTTATTATTTTAGTTCTATGGAACTTCTTAGTTACACGATGACTAAGAGATACTTGGAAGATTTGGATTTTATATTACACCCTGATAAACAAATAAGATTTAATAGAAGACAAAGTAGATTATATATTGATACTGACTCTTCAAGCATGAGACCAGATGATTACTTAATAATTCAGTGCTACAGAGTTTTAGATCCTGATACATTTACTAAAGTTTATAATGATCCATTTGTAAAAAAATATTTTACAGCGTTGATGAAAAAACAATGGGGTATAAATCTTACAAAATTTAGGGGTGTAAAATTGCCAGGTGGAGTTGAATTAAATGGTAGAGAAATATATGAAGATGGTGTCAGAGAAATACAAGCTCTAGAAGAAAAAATGCAAACATACTATGAGATACCGCCTTTAGATTTTGTTGGATAATGCTCAATAATTTTTTAACTCAGGGTGTAAAGAGTGAACAGAATCTTATTCAAGATCTGGTGGATGAGCATATCAGAATGCATGGTATTGAATTTACTTACATGCCGAGGAAATTCACTAATACTAAATCCATCATGCGTGAAACTAATGTATCTGATTTCACGATGTCATTCCCTTTGGAGGGTTACATAGAAAATTATAATGGTTACGCTGCTGATCATAATTTATTAACAAAGTTTGGTGTAAAGTCTACAGCATCACTTGATATAGTAATATCACAAAGAAGATATGAAGAATACATAACACCATTACTCGCTAGTGACGAAACTGGATTATCTAAAGCACCCACTAGACCATTAGAAGGTGATTTAATATATTTTCCATTGGGTGATACTTTATTTGAAATAAAATATGTAGAGCATGAAAGTCAATTCTTTCAATTGCAAGAAAATTACATATATGTTTTGAAATGTGAAGTGTTTGAATATGGTGATGAAAAAATTGCAACTGGTATAGATGCAATTGATGATGATTTTGAAACAATAGGATATAACGCAACCCTTACCATGACAGGAATTGGTACAACAGCGACTGCATTTACAAGTCTAGTCAATGGAGGCGTACATAAAATTGATGTTATAAATGAAGGAGTTGGATATACTACTACACCTGATATAAGAATTTCTCCTCCAAAACATCTAGTCGGAAGAAAAGCATCTGCTTTTGGAATCATGACGACAAATTCAGGTGGCACACAATCATTACAAGAGATAAGAATAAGTGATCCTGGTTTTGGTTATACTAGTATACCGAAGGTCTTTGTAACATCATCTGATGGAGAAGGATCTGGTGCTGAAGCAATTGCTGGAATAGGAACAACTGGATCAGTGGGAATCGTCACTATATCATTAGTGGGACAAGATTATGTGACACCACCATTAGTAACTATTTCAGACCCACCTGCTGGTGGAGTCACTGCTATTGCAACTGCCGTTTTAGATGGTTCTGGTTCATTATCAGCGATTAGATTATTAAATGCAGGTTATGGTTATACAGCAACTCCATCAGTCGTTGTATCTGCTGCTGGAACAATAGGTATAGGTACATATTATTTTGGAACGAATGTAACTGGTTCCCTCAGTAAAACATCTGCTTACGTTACTCAGTGGGATGCTTCTACAAGAATTTTGAAAGTAAAAGATCTTACTGGTAAATTTACTCCTAATGAAATACTTGTTGGATATGCAAGAGCAACGACTGACACTAACGCATATAGGATAAATACTATTAACTACGATGATGACACTGCAACATATGATCAAAATGTTGACTTTCAATCTTCTGGTGATTCAATATTAGATTTTACAGAACAGAATCCCTTTGGTGAATTATGATAGGCAATTATTTTTACAACGAAACTATTAGAAAGACTGTAATTGCTTTCGGAACTCTTTTCAACAACATTTATATTAAAAAAACAGATGATGCTACAGGCAATACTCTTAAGACTATAAAAGTTCCTATTGCATACGGTCCTATGCAAAAGTTTTTAGCGAGAATAGAGCAACAACCAGACTTAGAAAAAAATAATTTTACACTTCCTAGACTTTCATTTGAAATCACATCCTACGCATATGATCCTTCAAGAAAAGCAGCACCAATTACTAAGTTTATATTAAAAGAAAATTCTGATAAAAGTAAAATAAAAAAAGTGTTTATGCCTGTGCCTTATGACATAGGATTCAGATTAAGTTTTGCAGCAAAATTGCAAGATGATGTTCTTCAAATTTTAGAACAAATACTTCCATTTTTTCAACCTCATTACAGTGTGACAATGAATATACTTCAAGGTCACGAGGAGAAAAAAGATATTCCATTTACATTGACAAACATTTCATTTAAAGATGAGTATGAAGGTGATTTTGGTGAAAGAAGGGCAATAACTTATGAATTAGATTTTTTAGCAAAAACATACTTCTACAATGAAATTCCTACTGATGAAAGTGGAGGTATTATTAAACGTGTTCAAATAGATTATGCTACAAATATTAAGGCACCAAGAGAAGTAAGATATGTTATTACACCACAAGCAACTAAGGATTACAACGATGATAATACTACCTCTTTGTCTGGAAATATCAATACACGTCAAACTCTTCTTAAAGTAGTTAACGCTGCCTTAATTGAAAAATTTGAATATATAAGAGTAAATCAAGAGACTATGAGAGTAGAGTCAATTGATGGTAACAACGTTATCGTAGAAAGAGGTGCTTTTGGAACAACTATTCAAGAACACTTCACTGGTGATCAATTAGATTTGATTAATGCTGCTGATAACGCTGCTATTGAAATAGGAGATGATTTTGGATTTGATTCTGACATATCATTCTTCCAAGATTATAAAGAATTTAGTCCATCTCAAGGAACAGATGTTTAATTATGAATCAAGAAAGTATTGATAGAGCACTTAATGTAAAAGCAAAAATTGTAAAGGAGACTCCTAAAAAAATTAAGGATACTCCTCAAGACGATTTTGAATATTCTCGTGGTCAATTATATAATCTTGTAGAAAAAGGTCAAGAAGCAATTGATGGAATTATGGATGTATGTCAAGATTCTCAACATCCAAGAGCATATGAAGTTGCAGGTCAATTAATAAAAAGTGTAGGAGATGTTACAGATAAACTTCTTGATTTACAAAAGAAAATGAAGGACATTGAAAAACCTCAAAAGTCAGGTCCTAACACGGTTAATAATGCATTATTTGTAGGTAGCACATCAGAATTACAAAAAATTTTAAAGAAAGGAATTCTAAATAATGATGCGGAGGAAAAATGAAAACCTGTAAATCTGGTTACTACTATTGTAACACAGACAAAAAATGTAAAAAAATTCCCCGTGGTTATCATGTTGGAATGAGAGGTTATCTTTACCCAGATAAAGATGATGATTCAAAATCTAATGGAAAGAAAAATGGTAATGGCAACGGTAATGGTAATGGAAATGGTAATGGAAATGGTGGAAACGGTGGAAATGGTGGCGGGATGAGCGAAGAACTTAACAAAAATGATAGACCCTTTGTTAAAAAATTAGTCGGAAAACTCAGAAAGGGTTCCAAAACACATGCAAAACAAGCGGATGATTTGGAGAAGGCAATGAACGAGGTGACTATGACTACTGCTCAGAAAAGAAAAGACACCATGTTGAAGAAAAAATATGATGATTCAGGCATGAAAAAAAATATGCAAAAGCAGTATGGAAAAGAAGAGGGAAAGAAAGTATATTTCGCCACAATTCGCAAACAAGCAATGGAAGGATCATTACATAAATGGTTTTCTGGATCAAAATCCAAAGATGGAAAAGGTGGTTGGGTTAATGTAGTGACTGGAGGTACATGTGCGAGTGATAAACCTGGTGAAGGGACACCTAAATGTGTGTCTTCATCAAAGAGAGCAAGTATGACAAAAGCGGAAAGATTGTCTGCTGCTCGTAGGAAAAAGAAAGCAGATCCTGGTCAACAATCAAAAACTGGTGCTGCAAAACCTACATATGTTAGAACCGATAGTCCTCGTAAAAAGAAAATGAAAGAAGAAACTTTACTTGAAAAAGACATTAAAGGCAAAGGTAGTGGAACTAAAGATGCATGCTATCATAAAGTTAAATCACGCTACTCAGTATGGCCAAGTGCTTATGCCTCTGGTGCTCTTGTAAAGTGTCGCAAAGTTGGTGCAGCGAATTGGGGTAATTCCTCTAAAAAAGAAGAATACGAATTTAAAAAATTTACGGAGTTCCAAAATGAAGTCGCAGCATGGCAAAGAAAAGCAGGTAAAAACAAATCGGGAGGACTTAATGAAAAAGGCAGAAAAAGTTACGAACGGGAAAATCCTGGATCTGACCTTAAAGCACCTAGCAAGAAGGTTGGAAACCCCCGTAGGAAATCATTCTGCTCTAGAATGAAAGGGATGAAAAAGAAATTAACAAGTGCTAAAACTGCAAGAGATCCAAATTCAAGGATTAATAAAGCACTTAGAAAGTGGAATTGCTGATGAATGTTAATTCAAAAACATTAATAAAAATAGTGGTGCCAGTTGCCATAATGGTTCAACTCACCGCTATTATTTTTTTATTAAGTAAGGATGAAGATAAAGCATTCAATTGTAAGATGTATGCAAGAGGTATGATTGCATGTAGAGAGATAAAACTATAACCCTATGCCAGCAAGTGAAGTATATCTAGGCAATCCTAATTTAAAAAAAGTAAATACAAGGATTGAATTTACAGAAAATGATATAAAGGAGTTTCTTAAATGTAAAGATGATCCTGTATACTTTGCTGAAAAATTTGTACAAATAGTGAACGTGGATAGAGGTTTAATACCTTTTGACATGTATCCCTTTCAAAAAAAATTAATAAGAAATTTTCATAATAATAGATTTAATATATGTAAGATGCCTCGTCAGACAGGTAAATCAACTACCTGTGTATCTTACTTATTACATTATGTGATTTTTAATGATAATGTAAACGTTGCTATTCTTGCAAACAAAGCATCAACTGCAAGAGATTTATTAGGAAGATTACAGTTAGCATATGAAAATCTACCAAAATGGATGCAGCAAGGTATTATAGCATGGAACAAAGGATCAATGGAGTTAGAAAATGGATCAAAAGTTTTGGCTGCTTCTACATCTGCAAGTGCTGTCAGGGGTGGATCTTACAACATTATCTTCCTCGACGAGTTCGCTTTCATCCCGAATCACATCGCTGAAGACTTTTTTGCCTCAGTTTATCCTACTATCTCTTCTGGTCAATCAACAAAAGTAATAATGGTATCTACCCCTCACGGGATGAACCACTTTTACAGATATTGGCATGATGCCGAAAGAGGAAGAAATGATTATATACCTACTGAAGTTCACTGGTCAGAAGTGCCAGGTAGAGATGCAGAGTGGAAAGAACAAACTATAAAAAACACAAGTGAAGAACAATTCAGAACTGAATTTGAGTGTGAATTTTTAGGATCTGTTGATACTTTGATATCAGCGTCAAAATTAAAATTATTGGTTTATGAAGACCCCAAAACAATTAACGGTGGGTTGGCAATTTATACTGAACCTATTCCAAACCATGATTACATTATTACTGTTGATGTTGCAAGAGGTATTCAAAAAGACTATTCGGCATTTATAGTTTTTGACACAACATCTATACCATACAGAGTCGTTGCAAGATATAGAAATAACACTATAAAACCGATGTTATTTCCTAATATTATTCATGAAGTTGCTCAAGGATATAATGATGCTTACATTTTATGTGAAGTGAATGATATTGGAGATCAAGTTGCATCAATACTAAATTTTGATTTAGAGTACGAAAATATTTTGATGTGTGCAATGAGAGGACGTGCAGGTCAAATAGTCGGAACAGGATTTAGTGGTAAAAAAACTCAATTGGGAGTAAAGATGAGTGTTACTACTAAAAAAGTAGGATGCTCTAATTTAAAAACTTTAATTGAAGATGATAAACTTTTACTATGTGATTATGAAACTATAGCGGAACTTACAACTTTTATTCAAAGAAAACAATCATTTGAAGCGGAAGAAGGTTGTAATGATGATCTTGCAATGTGCCTTGTTATATTTTCATGGTTAGTGGTACAAGACTATTTTAAAGAGATGACAGATAATGATGTTCGTAAACGCATGTATGAAGAGCAAAAAAATCAAATCGAACAAGATATGGCACCTTTTGGTTTTATAAGTGACGGATTAGATGATATGAATGATCAAGTTGATTCAAATGGTGATAGATGGAAAGTTGATGAATACGGAACTCGCTCTTTTATGTGGGAGTACTACTAAAGAGTACTTTTCAATAAATACTTTTAGTCAAAACATAGGGACAGTAGGAAAAAAAGAATGGCACTACGATTAGCATCCCCTGGTATTTCTGTTCGTGAAGTTGATTTAACCCGTGGTGCGGTTGACGCAACACTTAACATCACTGCGGGAATTGCAGGACCTTTTAAAAAAGGACCTGTAAATGAGGTAACAAGAGTTATTAATGAAAAAGATTTAATTGATAAGTTTGGTGGTCCTGGTGCTGCTATTACTGATTATCACTACGAGACATGGTACGCAGCAGCGAACTTCTTATCTTACGGTGGTCAATTAGATGTTGTAAGAGCAGGTGGAGGAGTAACAAACGCAAACGCAGGTGTTGGAATTGCTTCAACAACATCTCTTACAATTGAAAACTACGACGATTACAATAACAATTATTCAACTGCATCTAACTTTTATTGGGCAGCAAAAAATCCTGGTAGTTGGGGAAATAATATTAGAGTATGTATTATTGATAATGCAGCAGATCAAAGAATAACTGGTATTCTTACAACTAAAGTTGGATCAAATCTTTCTGGAGTATTTGCTCATGGTATACAAGTTGGTTATGCTGTAACACAACAGTTATCTGGTGTTACTTTAGGAATAGGTACAACCTCTGCACCAGCTGTAAATGACTATCTAAAAGGTATCATAACAGGTATTGGAAATAGTTTTGTTGATGTAAAAGTTGTATCAAAAGTTATTGCAGGTGTAGAAACAGCAGTTAACTATCAAGAAAATTCTCAATTTGAATTTAAAACAAATAATGGAAACACTAGATTAGGACTTTCATCATCTATTTTAGGTGATGTAGGTATTATTACAGGAACACCTTCACCAGTGGCATGGTATGAACAACAAAAGGCATTAACATCTATTGCTGATGGTGGGTCTGATCCCGTAACAGTATCATGGCAACAAATTGCAGATAAACCTGCTACAAATAGTTTTGTTTCAAGTAGAAACGGAAGGAACGATGGAGTAAATATTGCAGTATTCGATATTAAAGGAAATGTAACTGGCACACCAGGCACACTTCTTGAAAAATTTACTGGTCTATCAAAAGCAAAAGACGCTGAAAAACAGAATGAATCAATTTATTATAAGAATATATTAGCAGATAATTCTGAATACATCTTTGCAGGAACATCACCTGCTGTAACAGATAGTTTCCATAATACATCAGCACTTGCTCTTGGTTTCTCATCTGGTGTAACACCAATTTCTTCTGCCTCAAGTGCTTGGGGTCAAGATTCTGAAGACACAGAGTTTGCAGGATTAGGAAACAAAAGTTATAAACTTTTAGGTGGTTTTGACTATCAAGGTCATATTGGTTTATTCAGAACAAATTTAGGTGACACACTAAATGCATACGCAAAATTAGAAGATAAAGTAAATGCTGACATAAGATTCTTACTTCAAGGTGGTGCTTTTGGTACTCAAGCAGAAGAACAAGCAAAAGCACAAAAATTAATTTCAATATGTGAAGCAAGAAAAGATTGTGTGGCATTTATATCACCTAACAGAAGTGCCACTGTAAATATCACAGATGCATCAAAACAGTTAACTAACGTACTCCAATTCTTCTCACCACTCGCATCATCATCTTATGCTGTGTTTGATAGTGGATATCAGTATATTTACGACAGATTTAACAAAAGATTTACATACATTCCTCTATCAAGTGATATTGCTGGACTATGTGTAAGAACTGATATAAATCAATTCCCTTGGTTCTCACCCGCAGGAGTTGTAAGAGGAGCATTAACAAATGCCATCAAACTAGCATTTAATCCTGGTCAGGCAGCAAGAGATAGACTATACACAAATAGGATAAATCCTGTCATACCTCAACCAGGATCTGGAATTATATTATTTGGAGACAAAACAGCATTAGCAGTCGAGAGTGCCTTTGACAGAATTAATGTTCGTAGATTGTTTATAACAATTGAAAGAGCAATTGAAAATGCTGCTGAAGCACAATTATTTGAACTCAATGATGCTGGTACAAGATCAAATTTTGTAAATATAGTAGAACCATTCCTTCGTGATGTTGTAGCGAAACGAGGAATACAAGATTTCCTACTCGTCTGTGATGAAACTAATAACACTCCTGACGTAATAGACAGGAATGAGTTCATCGCTGACATCTTTGTCAAACCAGCAAGGTCGATTAACTTTATTGGTCTAACCTTTGTTGCAACTAGGACTGGAGTTTCATTCTCTGAGGTCGTAGGCACCGTTTAATTAGTACTTAAAAATGGACAAGAACATCTTTTCAATACCGAATAATCAAAGAACAATTGATTCATTCAAATCTAGGTTAATAGCAGGTGGTGCCAGACCAAATTTATTTGAAGTTGAAATGGCATTCCCTAATGAAGAAATATTTCCTGAAATAGGAGATACAACATTTAGAATGTTGATTAAGGGAGCAGCACTACCACCATCAACTCTTACACCAATAGAAATTCCATTTCGTGGACGTAAGTTAAAGATTGCTGGAGATAGAGTATTCAATCCTTGGACAATCAAAGTTGTTAATGATAATGATTTTAAATTAAGAGAAGCATTTGAAAGATGGTCAAACTTTATTGTTAAAGTTTCAGATGGTTCTGGAACATTAAATCCATCGGATTATCAAGTTGATTGGATTGTAAACCAATTAGGAAGAGCAAAATCACCTGCGTCTAATGTCCCTGCAAAAGATAATTCCGAAACACTTCCAGTTTTAAGAAGATATTATATGAAGGGTTGTTTCCCATCAGATGTGACTCAAATTGAACTAAATTATGATTCCGAAAATCAAGTAGAAGAGTTTGATGTAACACTACAAATTCAGTATTGGGAAGCATATGATAGCGAAGGTGCTCCATCCGTAGTATAATAAATATAAAAAAACAGTTATAATATGGCGAAACTTTTTGGTTTTTCTATTGATGAACCTGATAAAAAACCGAAGGGTATAGTCAGTCCAGTTCCTCCAAATAATGAGGACGGAGTTGATTATTTTTTGCAGTCTGGATTTTATGGTCAATATCTTGACATTGAAGGTGTATTTAAAACTGAATTTGATAGTATAAAAAAATATCGTGATATGGCATTACACCCAGAGTGTGATACTGCGATAGAACATGTAGTTAATGAAGCAATAGTTTCTGATTTAAATGATAGTCCTGTAGATATTGATTTAGATAATTTAAATGCAGGTGACTCACTTAAAAAAGTAGTTAGACAAGAGTTTAAATATATAAAAGATCTTATGAACTTTGATAAGAAGGCTCATGAGATATTCAGAAATTGGTATGTAGATGGTAGGTTATATTATCATAAGGTTATTGATTTACAAAAACCGCAGGAAGGATTACAAGAATTAAGATACATTGATTCTCTTAAAATAAAGTTGATGCGTGTCAAACCCAAAGACACTAGAAAGGATTTAATTCCACCAAATACAGAATATGGAAGACAGCAAGATGGTAAGGTAGCAAAAGATCAAGAAATAATAGAATTTTATACTTACTACCCGCAGGGGATGGCACAGAGATATGGTAACGTAGCGGGTAAAGGAATCAAAATAGCGACTGATGCTATATGCCATGTTAGTTATGGATTAGTAGATCGTAATAGACATCTTGGTTTATCTTATTTACATAAAGCAATTAAATCTCTCAATCAACTTAGAATGATTGAAGATTCTTTAGTAATTTACAGATTATCAAGAGCACCAGAAAGAAGAATTTTTTATATAGATGTTGGAAATCTTCCTAAAGTAAAAGCAGAACAATACCTGCGTGATGTAATGTCAAGGTATAGAAACAAGTTGGTATATGATGCTAATACTGGTGAGATAAAAGATGATAAAAAATTTCACTCTATGTTGGAAGATTTTTGGTTGCCAAGAAGAGAAGGTGGTAGAGGAACAGAGATAACAACTTTACCTGGCGGACAAAATTTAGGTGAATTGAATGATATCGAATACTTCCAGAAGAAATTATTCAGATCATTGAACATACCTGAATCGAGAATAGGTGGTGATCAAGGATTTAATTTAGGTAGATCATCTGAGATATTGAGAGATGAACTTATGTTCTCCAAGTTTGTTGGAAGAATGAGAAAACGTTTCAGTTATCTTTTCCTAGATCTTTTAAAAACACAGTTAATTTTAAAAAATATAGTTACTCCAGATGATTGGGATAGAATGTCAGAGCACATTCAATTTGACTTTCTTTATGATACTCATTTTGCAGAACTTAAAGAAGCAGAATTGATGAATGAACGTTTGAATGTTATGGAGAGGATTGAACCTTATATTGGCACATATTATTCAAGAGATTATGTAAAGAGAAAAGTGTTGCGTCAAACTGATGAAGAAATAATTGAAATGGATAAAGAAATGGAAAAAGAAAATGAAATGGGAACTGGTGTTCCACTTGAGACACAAAACGCTATAGCGATGGGTCAACAAAATGATCTTGGAAAAAATCCAACTGAACCAGATTTAGAAAATAAAAAAGGTGGTGACTCCACTGAAGCACCTGGCATAGACATCAAGAAGGCAAAAATATGATACATATTTTAAATTTTTTTGCAGTAGCACTAATGTGGGTACAAGTTCCAATGTGGCATGACGATTGGTCTAAATGTGCTGTTGATGTACCAGACGCAGCGTGTCATTGGTATGTTGCAAACGCTGATAATACTTTTGGAGATGGATTTGATTGGGAAGAAGCACCATGGTTTGACGCTAATGGCTTGTCAGATGTCGCTTCCATAGATAAAGAAACAGTAGTACAGAAGTTACAAGACACTAAATAAGTAATATATAACTATAAAAACTATGGATTCTGCCGAGCTTGTAGATATGGTGATGAACGATGCTCCTGCGTCTGAAATTTCTGACTACATTAAAAGTTTAATGTATGCGAAAGCAGGGGAAAAATCTGACGCTATGAAACCTGAAGTAGCAGATGCATACTTTGGAACTAAAGATAACGAGGAACAGGAAGAAGAATGAGTGCCTTCAAAGTAGTGCAAGATCTTGGTGACTTTACAGTCACTAACGCTACTCAAACCACATTTGATTCTCATATCATAAGAACTGGTGTTCTTAGAATTGGTATTGGGAGTATAAGAGATGGATGTAGAGTAGGTGTTGCCAACACAAATACAATCGGATTTACATCAGCACATATTGGTATTAATGATGACACCATGGAGATGCGATATGCTCATCCAGCTCAAGCAGTGGTGACTGGTATAACTACTGGCGTAAATACTATATTGACTCTAAGTGAGTATGATACAAAATTAAGAGTTAATGATCATGTAAAAATCTTAGGTGAAGCATCACAAGCAGTGACTACTGGAGTGACAACTAATTTTGTAGGTTACTCATCTATGACATACGCAAAAGTTGTTAATATATTTGGACCTACTATTACTGGAAGCAATGGTATTCCAAACTTTGTTCAAATACAAGTTGATTACGATACAAGTCAATACACTCTACCTTTTGTTGGTATAGCAACTGTATATAAGATGGGTGCTATCACTATAAAACCTGATAGTGCAGCAGGAACTAAAGTCTTTATAGAGGAAATTCAAGGATCATGAAACTAATAGCAGAAGAAATAGAATCTATCGATATTCTTACTGAAGAAAAAGACGGTAAGAAGACTCTTTATATTCAAGGACCTTTTCTTCAAGCAGAGATGGTCAATCGTAATAAACGTTTTTATCCTATAAAGACAATGGCAAATGAAGTGAAACGTTATAATAATGATTTTGTTTCAAAAGGTCGTGCTCTTGGTGAACTTGGACACCCAGATGGTCCTCAAATAAATCTTGATCGTGTTTCACATAAAATTGTTTCATTGACACAAGAAGGTAATAATTTTATCGGTAAGGCACAGATTCTTTCAACACCCATGGGTAAGATTGCGGAATCACTTCTAGCAGATGGAGTGAAACTTGGAGTCTCAAGTCGTGGTATGGGATCTATAACAAATATTGAAGGCGTAAACCATGTTGGTGAAGACTTCATGCTTGCCACTGCTGCTGATATTGTCGCTGATCCTTCAGCACCTGATGCATTTGTAGATGGTGTAATGGAAGGAAAAGAATGGGTCTGGGAAGGATCTGTTTTAAGAGAAAGAAAAGTAGAGGAGATTAAAGAGAATATAAATATTTCAGTAGATAAAGGAATTTTAGAGGCAAATAAGTTGCGTCTTTTTGCGGATTTCCTGTCAACACTGTAGTTGTCTAAATAATAACAGAAATTCTTGAAGTTTCTAAAGGTAAAAACACAATGCCAGCCAATAACACACTAAAAGAAATGGAAAATCAGGTAACTAAGGGAGCGACTCCTGCGGAGCCGATGCCCAAGGCACCTAATTATGTTCCTCAAGCAGGAACTGTTGAAGACTTGGGTGGACCTACTCCTACCAACTCTCGTCCAGATGATGAGTCTAATAAGTATAGCACTCCTGCTAAAACTATTAAACAAGTCAAGGATGTTGTAAATTCAAAAGCATCATCACCAGATCCGATGCCAACTGCTCCTAATTATGTCCCAGACTCTGGAAAGAGTATGAGACAAGAAGAGGAGGAAGCACCAGAAGGAGATGTTGTTGCTGAAGAACCAGCAGTAGAAGAAGAGGAAGAAGTAGTAGTCGAACAAGAATTGGATCTTTCACAAGATGTACAGGCACTTCTTGAAGGCGAAGAACTATCCGAAGAATTTCAAGAAAAGGCAAGGACTATTTTTGAAGCAACTGTACGCTCAAAAATCTCTGAAGCAGTCACTGCCCTTGATACTCGCTACGAAAAAGCATTAGTTGAACAAGTAGAAGAGATCAAAAAGGAACTAGTAGAACGTATTGATTCATATATTGAGTATGTTGCTCAAGAATGGATAACTGAAAACGCTCTACAAGTAGAAACAGGAATCAGAAGTGAACTTTCTGAATCCTTTATGTCTGGTCTCAAAGGACTCTTTGAAGAACATTATGTACAAATCCCTGATGACAAATACGATGTTCTAGAGGCTATGGTAGAAAAACTTGATGAAATGGAGACAAAACTCAACGAACAGATCGATACAAACGTTGGTTTAACTAAGCGTTTATCTGAATCTGTCTCCAACAACATCCTAGATGAAATATCTGAGGGTCTTGCACTATCTCAAAAGGAAAAGTTAGCAAGTCTTGCTGATGGTGTTGAGTTTGAAAGCGAAGAACAATACCGTGAAAAACTATCTACTCTCAAGGATTCATATTTTGCTCCTAAGAAAGTAGAAGAATCACAAGAAGTCATCTCTGAAGGAGCTGTAGTAGAAGATAATTCTTCCGCTATGCAAGCATACCTGAATGCAGTGACAAAGTTCCAATAGATTAATTTAACTCAATCCCCCTATAAGGAGACCCACAATGTTTAATTCTGCTGCATTGCAGAAGAAGTGGGCACCTCTTCTAGAAGCTGAAGGTCTTGACAAGATCGAAGATAATCATAGAAGAGCAGTTACCGCCCAACTTCTCGAAAACCAAGAAAGATTTTTAAGAGAGGAACGTGCATACTTAACAGAAGCACCTCCTACAACAAACACTGATCCAAGTGGTACAGGCAATCCAGGTTTCTCTGGTTCTGCTGGTGCATCACCAGTTGCAGGTTTCGACCCTGTATTGATCAGTCTCATCAGAAGAGCGATGCCTAACTTGGTGGCATATGATCTTGCTGGTGTACAACCAATGTCTGGTCCTACTGGTTTGATCTTCGCAATGAGATCTCAATACAACAACCAGTCAGACGGAAGAGAAGCGTTCTTCAACGAACCAGATACTGCATTCTCCGCACAGAACGTCAACGGTATGAACCTTAACCAAGGTGATTACACAGGCGGTACTGACGGTGGAGCATCAGTTGGTTTCGGTACTACTGGTAATCAGGAAGCATATACTGATACCAACCCTGCTATCTTAAACGGTGGTACTCAGAAAGAGTACGCAGTAGGTCAAGGTTTTAGAACTCAAGAGTTAGAAGCACTCGGTGACAACACCACTACTAATGACTTCCGTGAGATGTCATTCAGTATTGAGAAAGTTACTGTTACTGCTCGCTCCAGAGCACTAAAGGCAGAGTACAGTTTAGAACTTGCTCAAGACCTTAAAGCAATCCACGGTCTAGATGCTGAAGCAGAACTAGCAAACATCCTATCTACTGAAATCCTTGCTGAAATCAACAGGGAAATCGTTAGAACAATCTATAAAGTTGCTGAAGCTGGTGCACAAACAAACGTTGCTACATCAGGTATATTCGACTTAGACGTTGACTCTAACGGAAGATGGATGGTTGAGAAGTTCAAAGGTATGATCTTCCAATTAGAAAGAGATGCCAACGCTATCGCACAAAGAACTCGTCGTGGAAAGGGTAACATCATCATGTGTTCTGCTGACGTTGCATCTGCACTTGCAGCTGCTGGTCAATTAGATTACACACCTGCCCTTAACTCTGCACTTAACGTTGATGACACTGGTAACACATTTGCTGGTACACTTAACGGACGTTACAGAGTATACATCGATCCATTCGCTGCTAACTTAAGTGCTGATCAGTACTATGTTATGGGTTATAAAGGTACTTCACCTTATGACGCTGGATTATTCTACTGTCCTTACGTTCCATTACAGATGGTAAGAGCAGTTGGACAAGACACATTCCAACCAAAAATTGGTTTCAAAACCAGATATGGTATGGTTGCTAACCCATTTGCTGAAGGAACACAAGTTGGTGCTGGTGCGATTAACTCAAGCAACAACCGTTACTACAGAAGAGTAAAGGTACAAAACCTAATGTAAGCGAGATGCTTATATCTTTACAAGACTCCTC